GTTTGGTTTAGAGTTCTATTAAATACTCCTCCACCTATAGCTTTTGCTTTGGCAAATCCTGTTTTACCCTCAGCATCTTTTCCTACATTACCTTTATCAAATATACCTTTAAAGCCTTTACTATCAGGTGTTCCAAATAATCTATCTTTAGAGTCTTGTGCTTGAAGAGGATCTCCCTGATTAACTCCAAAGAAAGCTTTAGTTATGGAATTTGCTTTACTAGAACCTATCAAACCATCTTCAAGTAAAGATTTACTCCTTTCTTTACCTGCAGATTTGTTGTTAACTTCATCCAAGTTTAGCATTTTTGCTAAGTCTTCTCCGCCTGTAATTTTAAGTCTTTCTATACCTTTAGTTACATCGCCTCTTAATTGGTTTTGTTTGCTAGGATCTTTATTTTCTTGCATTGCTCCCAATGCTTTTATAACATCACCTAAGTCTGTTTTGGCACCTTCATTATCATCCAATGCCTTTTGTACAGCAGCTGCGTTAGCTCCTATATTTTTATTTAATTCTGCTGCTCCTTGTGAGCCTTGATTTTGTAATCTGTTTCTTGTTGTTCCTACAACACCCTGAGATATTCTAACATCTTCTGCCAATGCTTTAATAGGATCTGTTTCTGCAAAAGATGTTGTAGCTTTTCCATCTACGCCTATTCCTTTTTCAATAAATTTAGCAGTACCTGTTGTTTTATAATCACCCGCTCTTTTAATATTCTTGCCGGCAATTTTTAATTCTTCGTCTTCTCTAAACACAAGATTCTGTGTTCTATCAAACATGTCCATGTTAGGATCAAATTCTTGTCCAGATATTTTTCTTTTATTTAAACTTTCGCCTGTTGTTTTAACATCGGCGGAGAGAGCACCTACATCTTTAACCTTACCTTCTCTCTTTAAGGCAGCTTGATCTCTTTCATATTGTCTGGCATAGTCTTCATCATCCATGCCATAGCCTTTACGCTTTTTCGCTGTGTCTAATTTTCTACCTGTGCCAGCAGCGCCATCGCCTTGTCCTATTGTAGTCTTGGAAGCTATTGCTTTATCTTTCTCAGATATTTCCTTTGCATTCTTAGCTGCTTGATCTATGTCTTTCTCTGCTTGTGATTTAGGTCCTGTTGGTTTAGGGCCGGGTTTACCAGAAGGTGCTCCAGCTGTTCCACCTCTTCCTTCCTGTTTACTCATAAGACCTAGAGTTTTTTCAATTCTATTCAACCCTTCTAGAGTCAGTTTGTTTTGTTCTAGAATAATTTCTCTGGCTGCTTTACCACCCTTATCTCTTTTTAGTGCTGCTGCTCGATCCTCATCAACAATCTTCTTCTTAGCCTTCTCTTCTTCTTTTTTCTTTTTATTAGCAAATCCCGCTTTAATAACCTCATAGGCTATCTGCATATTATTCTTTTTATCGTTGCCTTTTGCAAGATTTTGAAGGGTGGTAGTTTCCTCTTTTATGGCAGCTTCAAGGCTTTGTAGTTCCTTAGAGGAAGCCATGTCTTGGCCAGCTTCTCCAATTGCTTTAACCTCATCTATTAAACCCTTTAACTTCTTGTCATCCATTTGTTTTACCAACCCCTACTTTGTTGTGCCTTTTCTTTAGCCTTTTCGGCTTTGTTTTTTAAGTGTACTATAAGCATACTTACATACACCTCCCTTTCCCAGGGCATCATATTTTCTAACTCTGTTAAACTATAATGATGTTCCTGCATTAACAAAAAATTAGTCCTGTAATAATTATCAAGACTCTCCTGAGAAAGGCTTAGGCGAAAAAATGTTCATATCCATTAATATTAACTGTTTGATCTTCATCACAATGTGGACATTTATATTCAATCAACTTCTGTAATACAGGCATTGATCTAATAAATGCTCTCATTTTTTCAAACACATCAATAGGAAGATCATTAATAAAATTATCTACTTCCTCTCTTTTTACATCTTTAATAAATTGTTCCTCTTCTTCAGTAACAATAGATTCTATACAATGTATAATAGTATCGATGTCTGTTTGCCCTTCTTCCTGTGTAACTTTCACTGCACTTGGAAATTTCATTTTTATAACAAAGTCATCATTAACTTTTATATCTTTATCTGCGATGCCACTAAGATCGCCTACTCCCATCTCTTTTAGATCTAGGGTATAGTTTATAGTGCCTTGGCAATTACCACATACAAGATTAAAATCCTGTTCCTCACCAACTGAGGCCATTCTTATTTTTACAAACAAGTCCTGTAATTGAAACATTGGCATATCCTCGACATTTAATTTCTCGAATGTGCAATTGTCTACAACTTGAGCACAAGCTTGTACCATTTCTTTGTAGTCTTCACCTTGACTTGCTAGCATTAGAATCTTTTCTTCCTTAACTAGAAAGGGTCTGTATTTAACAGTCTCTCCAGATAACGCAAGAGTAGTATCATATACTGGCGTATCTATTTTAGGTAACATAATTTATTTTCTCCATTATTAATTATTTAAGATCCTGAAGAACCCTCTCCATGATCATATTCATTTGCTATAGAAGATCTATCAGAAGGACTTGTTCCAAAAGCTTCTATACCATCTCCTTTCTTAGAATCACTAGATTCCCAATACGCTGCTGAGACAATTAGCGTATTTCTAATTGGTGCTACTGTACCACTAGACATAGGTACTAAGTTTAGAACCTTTGGCATAGCTTCATACAATCGCCACCTCTTTGTAACATTGTCTTGTAAATTTAAAGTAGCAATGTCAATAGTACAAGTTACATCATCTATATAACCTAGTTCTTGACTGTTAGTATCTGCACAAGCTGATATCCAGTTTTCAAAAAAGGATCTTAATTCCCAATCATTTGTTGTTAGGAATGTAAAGTTAATTTCGTTTCCTAGGAATCCAACTTTAGTATTTCTAAAGAAAGTCCAAGGGCCAATATTGAATTCTTTGTTACTCAATATCATACCTGGAATCTGTACTTCTTCGCAATACAATTGCGCTGTTTTTACTTTTTGCTTAGAATCTCCAGTTAACTTTCCTGACAAAGAACCTAGGTTAAAAGTAACCTCAAATCTATCCGCCCTGGCAAAGGTACGCGATTTAATATCTTCTATATAATCTTTTAATTTATGTCCTGCTGGCATTATACTTTCCCTACATTAATAGACCCGCGTCTTTTTCTTTCTGGTTTTTCCATTGTTGTTCTATATACTGTTCTATCTGATGCACCTACAAAGTTCTGTACAGGTAAAAATATAGCTGCTTTCCAATTTTTAGGATCTACTTCTATCATCTTTCCTGTTATATGAGGTGTTAAATATTTTTTAACAGACCCTCTTACTTCGGGGAATCTACTAAAATTTCTTAATGAACTCCATGTAGCCTTAAATACACTCTCATCTGTTAAGTTTCTTTGTGCTGGAAATATTTTATCTAAAAGATTGGCTCTTAATGTAGGAGCCAAGTAATGTAAATTAATACCACTAAATCCATTAGGCATGGGTTCTGTAATTATAACTAAAGGAACAGTATCATAATATGGTAAATCAGCTTTTGTCTTAGGGTCATAAGAAAACATATACATTTTTCCTACTGTTAAAGTTCTTGCTTCTTTACCCAAATCTGTTTGGCTAGCTTCTTGAAAAGTATTAACTCCTCTTGCATAATTACGAACAGCACGAACATACCATTGAACAGATTTGTCCTGGTGTCTATTACCTGCTGCTTGTTCTATATCTTTGAATGGTGTAGCCATGTAAGTATTTATACTAGATACCGAGTTCTTTTTCTGTAACTATTTTAAATTCCATGCCTTGAGACTTACAAAAATCCTTAGCAGCTATCCATTTAGCTTCGTTAACTCCGTATTGTGCTATCTCTTGTAAGTATCTTTTAGTTTTTCTTTTGCCAGGGAGCGGGGCTTTTGTAAATCTTTCAGGTTTTACCTCTATTAAATACTTCTTTATACTATCTTTCTCTTGTACTTCTATATAGAAATCAACCATATATCTGCGTATCTTATTGTCTAATGGATTGCGATAGGGTATAGCAATCTCTTCTGATACCCAACCTTTAATAGAGTTACTACGATCACACCAGTTCATAAATTTTAGTTCGTAACTTGATCTATAGGTTATTGAGTTGAAGTCACCGAGATACTTCGTAGGGTTCTTAGGAATAAACTTTCCTTTGTATATTTCTTTGGCATAAACCATATAAATAAGACTATAATGTTAAATAAGTATTTATAGGAGAAAACATTGGCTGGCCAAATATACAGTTATCCTCAAGAATTAGGAGATAAAAGATTTCCTAACATGGTTAAGTTTAATATCTTTGCTAAAAAAATTACGGCAGCAAAGGGACAACGAGACTATGGAAATTTATCTGCTGAAGATACACAGAGTCGAGCAAATGAAAATAGATCCAAAGCAGAAAATTACGAAAAGATAACCAAACAAGCATCTTTTATAGCAGGAACAGTTGGAGGCTATTATGCTGGTAAGAAAACTTCTGGAAAGAATGTTAGTAAATACTGGGAGATAGGTAAAGGTATTGCTACAGGAACCGTTGCATCAGTGGGAATGGCATTAATAGATGATAATCAGGAAACAGTAAAATTAAAAGAATCTATATCTCTCTATGTACCTCAATCCGTTATAGCAGCGTATACAGCTAATTGGGACGAAACAGACCTAGGACCTTTTGCAGGTCAAATAGGAGCGGCTTCAGGAAGTGCCTTTGATATTATGAATACTGATGCTATGGAACTTGGTGGTAGAGGAGCTATAGCAGCAGCTGCCAATGTACCTTCAGCGGTGGGTGTAGGAGATTTTGATCTAGGTAGTTTGTTTGAAGCAACAAGTAAGAAGATAGGAAACCCATACAAAGAACAATTATTTAAATCTATGGGTTTCAGGCAGTTCTCATTTCAATATCAATTTTCTCCTAAGAACGAAAAAGAAGCTGAATCTGTTCAAGCTATTATTAGTTTATTTAAAGAAAATATGCACCCAGATGTTAGTGAGGATGGCATGATGTTAATTTATCCTTCAGAGTTTTCCATAGAGTTTCATCGTAGAGTAGATGATAACACATCTGAAATAAACACAAATTTACCTAAAATATCTACATGTGCTTTAAAAAATTGTAAAGTAACTTATGGACCGGATGGAATGTTAAACACATTTAAAAATTCAAAGGGTATGCCAACAGAAACAACTATGGAATTACAATTTGTAGAACTAGAAACTCTTACAAGTAAACGAATAAGAGAGGCTAGAAAAGAAGGCAAAGGAGAATTTTAATGTATTTCAAAGCACTACCTAGAATGATTTATCCTTGGAAAGACAAAACAGGAAAATTTCATGGAGCTGTTGTTCCTGACATATTTCGTCGTGTACATCTAGATAAATTTTTTAAGAACAGACAATTACTAGAAGATGTATGGGTAGAAGATGGAGATAAACCAGAACATATAGCATACAAATATTATGGTTCAATGGAATATCATTGGATTGTATTATTATCTAATAATATTATTGATGTTAGATCCGAATGGCCACTATCCCATAGAAGTTTAGTAGACTATGTTGAAGATAAGTATGGCTCAGGTAACGCATCGGCAATACATCATTATGTAGATTCTACAAATAATTTAATCGTTGATTGGGACGCAGCAAAATTAAGCGCAGGTACAATTAAACCAGTTTCAAATTATGATTATGAAACAGAATTAAACGATGAGAAAAGACAAATTACATTATTGAATAAACAGTTTTTAAAGGACATCGTAACACAGTATAAAAAATTGGTGAAATAATATTATGGCCGAGGAAGTTTTAATAAAGCCCGGTGATGTAACAATAGACGAACTGTTTATTACGGCACACGATGGCACAGACTACAATCTTAAAGACGAAGGAATGTTCGCAGAAATAAACATATATGAAGATATATGGAATAAGTTTTTGACAGGAAACATTGCTCTTAAAGATGCAACTAACTTTATAACAAATGCTCCTATAATGGGTGGCGAGTTAATAACAATAAAATTAAGAACTAATACTTTCGAGGACCATCCAGAGAATATTATAGATAAATCATTTCAAATATATTCTATCAAAAACAGATCTTTAAATAATGATAGGGAACAATTATACATACTAAACTTTTGTTCTGTAGAAATGATGTCAGATCAAACACATACACTATCTAAAAGATATAAAGGCAATACTGAAGACATTATAAAAGACATATACGATGATTTTATAGTAGAAGCAAGACGCCCAATGGAAGGAACAGACCCTACAGGTATTCTCATAGGAGATGTTCCTCATATTTCTAATATAAGTTTTATCGCCAACAACTGGACACCCGTACAAACTTTCGATTTTATGTCTAAATATATTAGAGGCAATAAATATGGAGGAGCAGATTTTATATTCTATGAATCCAACAAACGCTTTTATTTTACTTCGTTACAAGCATTAATTAAAGAAGGTAAGGATAATGTGTTTGAAGAATATGTTTATTCTCCTTCATCTTTAAAGGTAAAACATAGAAGTTCAGGGGATAGTTTTATAGGTACACCTTTGCCATTGCCTTGGTGTAAAATTGACGCAATGAAAATACCTAGAACTATAGACATTATAGATGGACAAGACTCAGGATACTATGCACAAAGCGTAAGAGCATATGATATATTTACAAAAGAAACTTTAGAAGCTGAGATTGATGTTAGAAAAGATTTTGGAAAATTTATTCATACAGATGAAGGAATCCCCGTACCTCAAGGAATAAAAAGAAATCCTTACTCAATGACAACACTAAAGCTATTAAATAGTGTAAACAATATGACACAAACAGCAAACATACCAGGCTCTAAAACAGGCAATTCTGATAGTGAAAATATTATAGGATCAAGTTTATTTAGAGATAATTATTTTAATTCTTTTAAAGATTATCAGTTTGAAATAGATGTACCTGGAAGAACAGATATAGAATGTGGTAATATGATTTACATACAATATCCATCACCTAGATCTAAAACAGCAGATTTAAGTTTCGATGATATATACGATAGACAATTATCAGGAAAATATATAATTACAGCAATAAGACATAAAATAGATACAGTAGCACATGTTATGAAAATGGAAATTATGAAGAACGGCGTACCAGAATCAATGGGCGAAGTGGAGACAAGAGATGAATAAGTTAAAAAATTATGATAGATTAAATGTCCCAGATTTTGTTTGGTGGGTAGGTGTTGTAGAATCAAGAGCAGACATTACAAAGACAGGAAGATATAGAGTTAGAATTATGGGGTATCATACTCCAGATAAAGAAATTCTACCAACTAAGGATTTGCCTTATGCGCCTGTTGTAAACGATCCTACAAATGCAAGTACATCTGGAATTATGGAGAACCCTAATCTATTACCTGGTTCAACAGTAATAGGATTTTTCTCAGATGGAGATGAAGCACAAATGCCTATTATATTAGGTTCTATATCCGGTCTACCAGCAAAAAAGAATGAAGACATATTTGTAGACGAAGGGTTTCGAGATCCTAATAAACAATATCCTAGAGGAGGCTTTGATGAACCTGCTCCTACAGGATTGGCAGGTGCAGGAGAACCTGATATATCTAGACTTGCCAGAGACGCAGCAGCGGAAACACATTACACACTACAAACAAAAAGAGCAGAAAGAGAAGTAGATATAAGAACAGCGGCAGCACCTTCAGTAGAAACAGATCAAATATTAGATGATAAAGAAGGAATAGATTATGAAGGTAAAAAATGGGAAGAACCATATGCTAGAGGCAAGGGTCCTTATACGACATTTGAAATGGAAGAGTTTACTCCAAAATATTGGGACGCATTATCAGATCTAAAATCAGGAGGCACAGGGGTTCCTAAAGAACCAGGAACATATACTTCCATGTATCCTTATAATCAAGTTAGAGAAACAGAATCAGGGTTCACTACAGAAATTGATAACACAGGAGGAAATGAAAGATATGCTTTCTATCATCCTATAGGCAATTATGAGGAAATACAGGCAGACGGAACAAGAGTAAATAAAATTAAAGGCTCTGACTATGAGATTGTAGCAAAAGATAAAAATGTTCTTATAAGGGGTGCATGTAATGTAACTATAATTGGTGATGCTAAAATGTTAGTAACAGGAAACAAATATGAAGAAGTAGAAGGCGATTACTTCCTATCAGTATTAGGTGATAGAGTTACAAAAATTAATGGTAATGATATTAAGTCTGTTATAACAGATGAAAACACATCTATAAAAGGAAATAGAACTGTCCGTGTAGCTTTAGACGATACGCAAACAGTAGTAGGAAAACAAGAAGAAACTGTTGCTAAATCTAAGAGTGAGAAAGTAGGAGGT